GACGGATGGCGCATGTTGACGATCACTTTGTGATGGCGGTCTCCGGCTTGGCTCGCTCGGCGGTCCAGTGTGCGTGTGGCTCAAGCTCAGGCAAGGCCCTCGGTGCTGGATTGAAGGGAGTGGCTGAGTGGGTGCTTCGCTTCTTCTTGGAGCGGCCCCTCGTACGCGGCTCAGCGGCAGTGTCATTCGCCGTGGGCCTCCGCTTGTTGCTGGCCAGGATCAAGTTCCTGTTGCGCACTCGGTGCGTGGCAAGGAGCCTGGAAGTGCAGGCGGCACCGACTGGTTTCTACGCTGGACCGTTGGGCAAGATTTATTTCAGGCCCTCTCTCGGCGACGCGGTGTACCAGACGGTCCCTTCGACGGTGCAGGTCCCTCCGGGGGCTGACCTGCTTGATGCAGTGGCTCCGTACACAGTGGTGTACAACTTCCAGGAGCTGACCGGCGAAGGTGCAGACGAATCCGTGGTCCGGGGCGCGATGCCCCCCCGACCGGCGCTCAAGATGCCCGCATGGTTGTGCGTGGTAGGCCTGGAGCGGTCCGGCGGCCAAATGGCCACCCTCGGGATGGGCTTCAGGGCAGGTGACTGGTTGGTCACTGCCCGCCACATGTTCGAGAGCCCATCGAAGTTGGGCTTCCGAGCCCCCGAGTTCGTCATCTACAAGGAGGGGCGATCGGCCGTGGTGCGCATGAGTGAGTGCGACAGCCAGGCGATCGGCCCCGCGTTCAAGAGCGGGCATTTCACCGACGTGATTGCGTACCGCTTGCTGCCCGAACATTGGGCGGCTTGCGGAGTTCGCAGCATCAAGGCCAGCGACTTGGTCAACACAGCGCAGGGCGCGTGCGAGGTCTACGGATCTCCCAGCTCTGATGTTCTGGTTGCCAGCGGTGTCTTGGTGCACGATTGCGTCCAGGAGCGCTCGCTGGGCTTGCTCGCCCACACCAGCTCGACCACCCAGTGCTTCTCTGGCTCCCCCATCGTCGTGCGCCGCAACGCGCGCGATATGATCGTGGGGTTGCACATTGCAGGCGGGGACGGGACAGTGAACTACGGTGTTGGGCACTCGGCGCTCACGTACCTGCTGCGCAAGACTGGGTTCCTTCAGAAGGCAGCGCCTGGAAAGGTGTGGGGTCTCCTGTCAGTCGACACGGATGAATCACCGCACGAAGAAGAGGTGCAGGCTGAACTGGAGGCGAAGGCCATTGAAGAGGCAGAGCGTGCAGCTGAAGAAGAAGCCGAGCGATTGGCGATGGAGGCTGAGATGGAGGAGGACGGATCAGGGTCTGACTGGGTCCCCTCAGAGAATTCCGAGGACGTGGAGAACGAGTTCGCCGCGGACAAGGCCTTTTCTGGCAGGGACAAGGACGGCTGGTTCGCCTCGGACCTCGGCCACAAGAGCAATTTGCAGAACGCGGGCGGCAGCAGCGGTTACCACGCCGAACAGGTGGTGGTTCCCTCTGGCGCTCCTCTCCGCACTGTCCGCGGCCGTTCGTGGGCCGACATGGACGAGAGTCCGGGCACCGCGTGGAAGCTGTTCGAGTTCATCACGTACCAATGCAAGGAGGGCAATCCCCCCATGGTTGTGGACGGGTGGCTCCGACGCAGTTGCCTCGTGGGCTCAGGGGTGGGGCGCAAGTCCCAGAACAAGCCCTTGGCTGCCCTGGTCTCAGAGGGCCTCATCGAGGCCACCATGTTCGAGCAGGAGCAATGGCTGCGCGCCTCCGGATTGCCGTTCGATGAGGACGCTTCCGAGGCACCCCACTCCCCCCCGCCGGGGTTGGAGGACGAGCTCCGCGCTCTCTCCATCCCCGAGTCCGGCTTGTGTCTCCCTCCTTCAGTGGAGGAGATCAAGGCCGAGGTCAAGGCTGAGGTGGTGGCCAAGCTGCCCCCCCCCGCCGTGCGCAACGAGTCCCGCGACAGGCCGCAAGTGCAGGTCCCACCTCGGTTCCGCGCCCTCCACTCGGGGGGTAAGCGCGAGTGGGCACAGCATGTTGATGATGTGACCCCGAGCGACGCGCCCACCGTCTTGACGGAGGAGGCGCGCCAGGACCTGACTGCATGGATGGCCCGCAATGACTACGATGCCCTCCTTCGTCTCAAGGACGTTGGCGCTGAGGCCATTTTGGCTGAGCCAGGGATGGCAGAGTACATGAAGTATTGCACGTCCGGCAACAAGAACTTCACCTTCAAGGGGGAGACCTTCTACAATGCCAGGGGTGATGTGCATGCCCGCACAGTGGGCACATGTACTGCATCGAAGTCCACCAAGTCGCCCATCAAGTACGTCTCGGAAGAAGCCAAGGCCGTCATGGCTATGGTCGGAGCGCCGCCCGAAGCAGCGACTTACGCCCTCCCGCCCACTGGGCCGGATGCGGTGCGTGAGAGCCTCAAGGGCCAGTTCCTCCGCCAGATGCCAGGTGACTGGAAGGTGTTGACCGAGCAGCCGGGGTTCCTGACGAAGATCAACGAGTTCACGGAGCAGTATCCGACGACCGTGGCCCCCACGGACACGCCGCTGTGCAACTTTGTCGACCGCTTCATTGCAAATATGGACGGCACGAAGTCAGCTGGCTGGTCCGGGCGCTACAAGCCGGGCCCCAAGCAGGTCTGGGCCAATGGACCCGACCGCGACTTGCTCGTCTACATGGTGTCGGCTCGACTGGCTCTGAGGATGGCTGAGGCTTCGCGGCTGCCGTACATGGCCCCGTGGACCATGGTGACGCTCGGACTGATGGACCCCGAGGAGTTGGCCCCCAAGATGGAGGGCCACGACGACGGCAAAGTCAAGTCGAAGCGCTGGAGGATGATCTGGGTGACGTCCATGTTGGACGCTGTTGTCCAGTCGTTCACGCACCGCGACCAGAACAAGGAGGACATCTACGCCTACTC